ACCGGCAATCTCTTCCAGCACCTTGCGCTCTTCCGGCTCTATTTCGCCGTCTGCTTCGGCAATGGCCACCGCCACATCCAGCACGTCTTCCGCTTCACGCGTATCGTGTTTCACATCCTCGATCTCACGTAACGCCGCTCGACGACCAATTTTAAAGTTCGTATCCAGCTGACCGATAATGGTTGCGCTAATCGCATTAATTTCTGACGTAAACGCGGACAACGCAGGCTGGTTACGCAAGACCTGCTCGATCTTCGCTTTCTCTGAAGCCTCACATTCACCATCTGCATAGGCCACCAGATAGGCAGCATTAATAACCGCCTGTGCCAGATCACGTTTCTCAAACTTTTTAATTTCCACTGCCGCTCGGCGGGCTTTTTTACCAAAAATACCAAACATCGTGACGTTCCTTTGGGTGGGTGAGCCAACGCCCGGGAGCGATCTGCCCACAGAGAAAGTCACACTGACCATTCCGTAAGCTCACCCCCGAAAGGCTCTGTGGTTGATATGCGCCGGGCGTGGCGCGGATACAAAAAAGGCCCGCAAAAGCGAGCCGGGAAAAATAAGTCTGGCGCGTTGTACTGGATTCGAACCAGTGACCGATTGCTTAGAAGGCAATTGCTCTGTCCGGCTGAGCTAACAACGCAGAATGCCGATAAATGGACCGCCATCGAGGACTCGAACCCCGCGCAACCAGCTTCGAAGGCTGGCGCTCTTTCCTGATGAGCTAATGGCGGTATGTGATGGTGGCCCTTGCTGGATTTGAACCAGCGACCTGGCGATTATGAGTCGCTCGCTCTCACCACTGAGCTAAAGGGCCGGGCATAGGATAATAACGGTACGTAACTAATTCTGCAATCTCATCCGTTTCAAACGATTAAATCCTGAACTTCCCTGACTGTCTGCTCAAAACGTCCGGTCTCCAGTTCAACGCCAATCGCACGACGCCCGAGCGCCAGTGCCGCTTTTACCGTTGAACCTGAGCCCATAAAAAAATCTGCAACCTGGTCTCCCGGACGACTGCTCGCGTTGATTATCTGCTGCAACATTTCTGCCGGTTTTTCGCACGGATGTTTCCCTGGATAGTACTGCACCGGTTTATACGTCCACACATCCGTGTACGGCACCTGCGCCGTCACGCCAAAATACCGCCGCAGTCGGCATTCACAACCACCAGCGCATTTAACGTTCAGGCACAAAAAAACCCGCTCATCGGCGGGTTTAAGCTGTGTGGCGTAGTAACCACTCTTAACATACTGACATACTTTTTGCGGACCGCGCTAATCATTTTTTACTTTTTTGGGCAGCCAGTCGTCCATCTCCAGCCTTACACCCAGCATCGACAGACATCCGTCAATAAATCCTTCAGCAATCTGCATCTCAATTCGTATTGCCTTTTCGCTCTTCTTTCTTGTTCTGGCAATCTGCCTTTTTGATATGCGCAGCAGATAATGAGCTACCAGCAGCGAATACTCGTCCGGTTTTTTCTTCTTCAGGCGCGTAAGGCAGTTTTCGATGATAAGGCCGTCATCATCGCTGCAGGCCGGGCGAGGTTTAGCGGTGGATGGTAAAAGGCCTTTAAATCCAGCAGCTATCGGAGAATAGTCCACCCCGGCGTTACCACTTGCCGCCCATGCCCCCCAGCGTTCGAGAACCATCTGAATATCACGCATCAACTTTCTCCACAAAATCAGGACAGCACACCAATCGCCAGCGCGCGATCGATAAAACGAAATATCAGCTCCAGTTGGGAACCATACTTATCTTCAAATGCCACGGTATCCGCATGCAGTTTGTCATGGTGTTTTCTGCACAACGGCAACACAAAAAGGTCATGCGATTTTGTCCCCATACCACCCTGGCCGTGACCAATCAGATGATGCGGATCATCAGCTGGCTTTCCACAACATGCACACGGCTGCGTCTTAACCCAGCGAGTGTACTTTTCATTAACCCAGCGACGACGTTTGGGGCGTAACATAAAAGACTCCGGCGACTCCGGATCCACTTTCAGCGCCAGCACCTTTTTCGCTTTATCCCGGATAATACTGGTGGCAGTAACCGAAGGCACAAGGTCACTCTCCCGGGTGACAGACGGCAAAACAGGCTTCGGTAATCTCAGGGCCTTACGGGCTGCACTTTCCGGTAAGGCATCCGCCAGGTCATTACGAACCAGCCACCAGCACAGTTCCGGCATTGTCACAACGTGACTGTCATCAAAACCAAGATCACGGCGCACAACAGACAACACCCAGCGGGCACAGTTATCCGTTGCCATTGATTCCAGCCGTTCCGTGAACTGGTCACGGAGGAGATTGTCACAGTGCCAGCACAGACGGATTGCGCCTGGCGCGTGCCGCATTGTGGTCATGTTCTCGCTGTGCCAGTCGGAATGAGGCCACTGACAGCCCTTTTCACGAAGTAACCAGCTCTCAAGGCATTCCACGCCACCAGCACGACGGATCACCGCCTCATTGCGGAACACGGCCCGAACGGCAGGATCATCCGCCAGCGGTTGTGATGCTGCCGGAACGGCACCACTGGCAAAAGATGAATAACGTTCCGGCTCAGGCTCCAGCAGGACACGCCCCTGCATAAACAGGGGCATCAGCTCTGAACCGGGTCTGAACAAGACGATCCCCATACGCGGGGCAATTTCAGGGGTCAGTAGTGCTCTCACGGTCACCTCAATGAACGGTATCGAGCAGCTTTAACAGCTCAGGGAATCGGGATTCGAAGAAATGCGGCTGCGTCTCGCGCGGATTTGCGGGACTGGTGATGTTCTTGCCGAACATGCAGCCTTTCGCTGTCAGCGACCAGAATTTTTTGATGTTGTTAATCGCGGTACGGCTGTATCGTTCGCGCTGTTCAACGATCCCCAGCTTCGCCATCTGGTGATATGCCTGATTAGCCGTCAGGCGGATACCATACTGCTTCAGCAGTGCACTCAGCGACAGCGTAGGGCGGCTTGAACCATCTGGCGCATCAGCAGGTGCATCAATGGCATAGATCGGCATAAGTTCAGGAAGACCAGCTACCTTTGATAATTTCTGGTATGCACCAAGTTTCGAGGAGTTTGACAGATTTAGAGTCTTTGCTGCTGATTCAAGCAGAATGACCCCGGATTTAATTTTGTCGGATGTGGTTTCTTCTGGTGATGAATTATGAAGCGCATCAAAAGTACGTATCACTTTTAAGCTGAATGCCGGGCTGATCCACATTGCATATGCATAGACCAGCTCTTTACAGACATACGTCCCACCATTGCGCCCCTGAATGGTGATGACAGGAATACTACGGGAATCTCCCGTAGTTTCTTCTTCCAATAATTCCACAAGAGCCTTCGTTTCAGGACGACGCATAAACTCGTGAACTTCCAGCGAACGGGAGGAGCGATTCTCACCAGCGGCAAGAAGAGCAGCTTTCTGAAGGTCGTTAAGACAGTAGTTAGATTCGAAGTACTGGCGCACAGAAACGCCATCAATTACAAGCAACTGATTCATTGGTTTCTCCACAAATTTTTATCCACGAGCGGGACTGCACTCCCTTTTCGTTGATGCAGGATGAACTTACTGCGATTTTTAATAGTTATCAAGGATACACTGTTCATAAATACAGTATCTTTAACGAGGTAATACCCAAATTTAGGGTGTTGCTCAATTCCGTTACCGAGTTGCTAATTTGCAACTCGCTTTTTCGTACTTACTGATAGTGATCTCGACCTTCCCCTCCGGGATAACCGGTCCCCACTCCACCAGCATTCTTTTCACCTGACTGTCGTCTTCCCACACACCCGCGTGGGTCAGGGCGTCAAACAGCGCCTTGTTATAGTTGTCCAGATCGCGGATCCGGTTATCCGGAGGAAACAACACGATCTCCACTGAAGCAGGTGCCGACGTTGGTTTCGGCAGACGACGTAACTGCTCAACTATTGCTGCACACGCCGCGCTCTGGAATTTTCGCCCCGCCGCGCTTATCAGGCTCTTACCAGCAAACGCCCCTTTGTTGGGGTGTCGCCAGTACGTGTTCACGCTGGGCGGAAAAGGCAGTATTAGCTTCATACTTTCAGGCCCCTCTCATGTAACCAGTGGACTGCACGCAGCCTGGCGTTTGCCTCACCGGCAAGCAGTGAGCGGATAATCCCGACCGCCTCGCTGTCGTCGTCCTTCACCGCGGTATGAAGCGTTATCCCCCGGGCCACGCCACGCTTTATCGTGATGACGCCTTTTTTCTCCAGTGCGCGAAGATGCTCCACCGCTGCATTCACTGAACGGTATCCCAGCATGGTTGCCACCTCCTGATTGGTTGGCGGAAAGCCACGCTCTTTCTGATAAGAAATCAGCATATCCAGCACCTGCTGCTGGCATTGAGTTAATGTCGTCATGCCGCCATCTCCCTGACCAGTTTTTCCGCCTGCTGGCGAACCTGCGCCAGAAACGCCTCACCACATGCCTCAAGTTCATCGCGCCCTATGTAGCTGATTGCCGGTCCCTTCCAGGTCTTGTCGAAAACAGCAATAGCACCAGCGAAGAAAGCACCTGTTGGCACCTGCTTTTCGTCTTTCGGGATAAACCAGGCAGGCAGTTCAAAACCAATACGCCCGCGAATAAAAGCAATATGATCTGCATCTTCCGGCCACCACACTTCGCTGGTGGCAGCTTTGATCAGGAAAACATAGCGCCCGCCTTTATCACGCATGGCACTGGCATGTTTCATGATGTAACGCATGCCGGTGATGTATTGCCCCTCATGCTGACTGGCGCGGCTGTACGGGGGATTACCAAAGGCAGCACCTTTAAGCTCCGCAAGACGTTCAGACCAGTCATGCGCCAGCGCGTTGTCTTCCGCAGTGTAATAAGCGGCACATTTGGCGTTATCACCATCAGTGAACAGATCCAGAACAAACGGGCCAAACAGGGTGTTAATTCCCCAGAAAATGTTGTCCGGCGTGCGCCACTGATCGCCCACTTCCTTCAGTTCATGGGCTGGTTTGTTCCGCAGCTCCACCAGCGCCTGGCAATATTTATTACTCATTAAGCCCCCACGTAAAAAGCATCCGCAATGTCTCCGGAAGTACAGCCAGGATGGGCTTCAATGAATTTCTGAACGTCATTCAAAAGACTCATGATCACCCCCTGAATCCTGCCGGAATCTGGCTGTAGTCCACGTTGTCGTAACTGGCTTTGAAGTACGGGTCCTCGCGTCTGGCTGCAGATACCGCAGGAACTTCCCAGGATTCTTCGAAATGACGATCCGGACCAAAGAACGTCGACGCCTGCTTCACGAACTGGGTACCGGTATTTCCAGAGACACGCACCCAGGCGGCATAGCGTTTCACACCGTCGAGCATGGTTTCGGGTGTCACACCTTCCCTGATTCGGGCTTTCCAGGCTTTAAAAGCGGCGGATTTTGAATTACCACCAGCACGTTTGGGATATTCCTGCCAGACCTGTTCAAATTCCGGTGAATATTCCTGTCTGGCAGAACGCGCTGGTGCAGACGCGTCAGCGGATGCGCCAATAGTGTTTTTAGTCTCCGTTGTAATCTCTGTAGTAATCTCTGTATTTGTATCAACATTCGGCGTATCCCCTGTTCCGTTACGACGTCGGGGGGTGTTCCGTTTTAACGTAATAGCTGTATCGCTGATTGCATTATTGCTGTTACTTTCTGGCGAAACAGAAGAAGGTGTGGTGATGGCCGCAATTGCCTGTGGGTTGATCCCGACAAACAAAATATTGCTACATTTCACCCCATCGAGCATTTCCACCGTGCGTAAATCCAGAGTAATAAACCCGGCATCACGGAGACGCTTCAGCGCATCTGCGGTTTCCCTTTTCCCGAAACCAAACTGCTCAGCAAACGCCTGGTAGCTTCTTTGCAGTTTGTCTCCCTGAAAACGCTTGCGATATCCCAGCAACGCTCCGGTGTGCTCATCCCTGACCTCTGTCGGGCGGTACCAGTAAACGATCTCTGAAAGCAGAGCGATAGCCGTCGCATCCGGACGCCCACTGGGTAGTCGAATATATTTCCACCAGGTCGCAGGTGTAACATTGCCGGAAATATTAATTTGACCAATAGCCATAACTTCCGGTGTGGGGGCGTAACGGCTCATACAACCTCCTTCCGCGGCATGAGAATTGTGTAGCCACGCGCAGGTTGTAGTCTGGCTTTTGCATCAATAGTAAGCGTTGCAATTTTTCGGATATGAAGATAACCAGCTCTTTCCAGTGCCAGGGTTTCCCTGAATATCGCTTGCTTAGAACAACAGCAGAAATCAGCAAGCACCTGATGATCAATAACTCTCTCGCCTTCACCGTCTGAAGAACCCGACATCAAAACACGCAACATAATCAGGCGCTGAATCGGGTTATCGAAAGCACATCCGCACACAAACTGAAAACAGTTCACGCCACACCTCCCAGACGCTTAAACATTTTTCCGGAGCAAAAGGCTATAAGCGGCATACTGACGCGGTAATTACGGCCCAGCGGTTCACAAATCACCTTCTGACATTCACGGTCAACCAGGCTAACACGTAGAACATGCCCTGCAGGCGTGGTGTACCACTGACCCGGACGAGGACAACGGAAAGTATGATTGGTAAACCGTTTGAAAATATTCCGGATCATTTGCGCCCCCTTACCTCTGAAGGGTTCAGCGACAAATTTATGAGACTGGCCAGTAGCGCCGCGTCGTTGATGCGGTCATACAGACTTACAGCCAGCGGGGATTCGGCTTTTGCCAACATGGGATAAAGCTGCTGCAGCCAGACCTTGTGGATTACCGACAGGTGGGAGTAAAGCACGCTGGCGTTATCTGCGGCATCGCTCAGCGTGGATGGCTTTGAAAGCAGTTTTTCCATCTGGTTAAAGGCATTGATGTATGCCTCTTTGAACTGGGCAGCACGTTTACCCGTGAAACCCATAGCAAGAAACGCAAAGCCGTCGCGGGTTATTTGATAGCAAGGTAGTTTGCGGCCTGTGCAATCGGTGTAATCACTCACCGAAAAATTGCGGGCAGTGAATGATGCGGAACATTCAAGCGTGCGGATCTTTTTCAGTACATCGTCATGACGTTTGGAGAAGAAGTTGGCAACAGCCAGGGATGAAGTAACAGCCTGACCATCAACGATGGCAATTTCAGGTTGAGTGAGGGTTGGGATCGTAGCCATGATGGCAGCCTCCGTATGCAATGGATAACTTCCACCACCGGAAACGCCAATTTCGCTGGTGGTGAACTGAGCAGGGTTGGCGTAACCGGCGCATACGGAAACCGGCGCACCTTTCGGTGCCCCCACCCAGCCCACCATAATTTGGGTATAGCTGAGTTGTAGCAACAAAAAAGACGCTAACGCGCCAATTGTCGCCGTATGCAATTCCAGGACGCCAATCCCGACACCCGCTTTATAAGGTGCCTGAACAGTGTAACGTCCCGGAATGGCAGAATCAATGTGCTGGTGGTCCTTCACACTCAACAAAATCACGCCTGAATTTCCACAAAGGACTAAAGCACTCATGCTGGTAGTCTTTGCGAAGATAGATAACGCGCTGTGTTTCTGGCTCCCAACGAATAACATGAACATAAAGTCCTCTTCCGTCACGAAACCAGCGGTTAAGTTCCTGCACAACTCGCCCCCCACAGTCAGGTAAAGTTCTCTGTGGTTACTTACAGCCAGGTGATTTGGTAATCTGCATTCATGCCGTAACAACAGGTGTTCAGCGACGCTGACCACCAGCTGTTGCGACAAACGGTTATTTGCCGTTAAACTGTTCATGCGTTAGTTTCTCCACAACCAGAAGCAATCGACGCCACGACGCCCGGAGCTGCACACTCGCGGGCGTCACTCTTTTCTGGAGCGCAAAAGATTTTGTAGACCAGTGCTGCATGCTCCTGGAGCTTCGAAATTGACAGATACAACTCATCATTAATTGCTGTCTGCTCGTGTGGCTCCACGACCCCATCTTCGATTGCCGAACGAATCTGCCTTGAGTAATTCCCGATCTGTTCGATGACTTCCAGCAGGCGCTGGTTTATATCGGCGTTCTCTACTTCCTCAATTTCAGGAAGCGATACGAACACCCCACCAGCAGATTGTGCGACAGCATCCGCAATGTAGTGAGTGCCAGCCGCGCGCTGTAAAACCATTGCCCATCCCAGCGGGAAAATCTGATCGCCATCTGCACGAAGGCGGTTGAATAAAGCGTTCTCTGTTACATCCAGCCAGTCAGCAGCTTCAGCGTAACCCCCAGGCAATGCCGCGATAGTTTTTCTGACAGCTTTCACGTACCACTCAGGTTGTTTTTCCACTTTCCAATGATGCTTACCCACGGCTTACCTCCTGTTCCTGTGGTTTAAACCCATTCTGGTTTTGGCTAGATTGAAAACGTGCCGGATAAAGAATCTGCATTTCGCTGATTTCACCCTTAAAAAAATTGGCCAGACGTTCTGCAAGGTCGATAGATGGAATTTGTTCCAGTCTTTCAATACGACTCAGCGTCGCTGGATTGACCTGAACGCCCGCAGCAACATGCTGCAAAGTAAATCCGTGCGCCTTACGCACATTCCGTAATGGTGATTGCATATAACCTCCACATATTGCGTGATGAGCATATTATTTCACGCAAATATTTTGCGCAAGTTGATTTGCTTAACGCGCAATAAAGAAATGTAATAAACGCATGAACATAGGAAATCGAGTCAGACAACTTCGCCAGGCGAAGAACATGAAAATCGCCGATCTCGCTGAAGCAATAGGAGTGGATGCGGCGAATATCTCGCGCCTCGAAACAGGTAAGCAGAAACAATTCACTGAACAAGCCCTGAGTAATATTGCCAGGAGCTTAGGTGTTGATATTGCTGATCTCTTTACCTCAGACCTCAAAAGTAATACTGTATGTAAAAACAGTATTAGTGAGGATGTTGCGCAGGTGAAGGATGTATTCCGTATTGAAATGCTGGATGTCAGTGCCAGTGCGGGAAATGGCCTTATCCAGGGCGGTGATGTCATTGATGTGATTCATGCCATTGAATACAGAACTGATAATGCTGTATCGATGTTTGGTGGACGACCAGCAAATCACATTAAAGTTATCAACGTTCGTGGGGACAGTATGTGTCCAACCATTGAGCCAGGAGATCTCATCTTCGTTGATATCAGTATCAATCAGTTTGATGGGGATGGTATATATGTATTTGGTTTTGATGATAAAATTTACGTCAAACGACTGCAAATGATACCTGATAAACTTCTGGTAATTTCTGATAATCAGATTTACCGCGAATGGGGAATTACCAGCGAAAACGAACATCGGTTTATGGTCTTTGGAAAGGTCTTAATCAGTCAGTCACAAACCCTTAAGCGACACAATTAACCCCCTACCTCAACATCAATTAGCCACCAGAAGGTGGCTTTTCATTACCCACCAAATTGCATATCTCGCAATAAAAACACTTGCATAATGCGCAACTTCATTTTATCTTTCTTTCCAGACCTACAAACAAGGTACTAACAAAATTTGGTTGTAACACGGCGTATGGCACATGCGTCGTTAGCGGTCTGGGGACGTTAAAGGGGACAATCCACTCCTTGCTCGGGCAAACAAACCAGGTAGCCGGAATGTGCAAGTCAATGATGATGCTGATAAGACGCCTAACCAGCGTGGCGGTTCGGTTTGACACCTGGGAAGAGACCAGGGTGCAACGATGAGGGCATTTATGGAACCGCGACAAAGTGTGGTGCCGTAACTGGCTAAGTGCTCTCAGCGTTGTGGTGAATGCGCAGGCTGATGCGCGAAAGACATTGCAGCTATTGCGGAAAAGAGCTGTTCGGCGGGGCAATTAAACGCCCGTGAGAGTCTGAAATAACCGCAAGCCGGAGATCAGCACCGGTCACCACAACAGCCACTGCTTTGGCGGTACCAGTTTGTACACTTGCTTCCGGCTGGTACCGCTCTTTTTACAAAACAGAGAAGAGCATCACCGGACGACGGGCTCATAACCCAATCCATCCGGGCGGCTGCCACCGCAGGTGTTCTTCTCTGTTTTGTGGAGAAACCAACCGACCTTGCAGGGTCGATATGATGAGGAGCAGCAAAATGGCTAGCGTACGCAGTACTGATGTGCAGGTATTTATCGTAGAACTGGACGGCGGCGTATTTGAAACCAAACTCGGCGCAGTTCTCAGTGAAGTCGCTTCCGGTGTGATGAACACGAAAAACAAAGGTAAAGTCTCGGTCAATCTGGACATCGAACCGTTTGATGAGAACCGTGTGAAAATCAAACACAAACTCTCATATGTTCGCCCGACTAACCGCGGGAAAATTTCCGAAGAAGACACCACCGAAACGCCGATGTATGTCAATCGAGGTGGTCGCCTGACTATTCTGCAGGAAGACCAGGGACAATTACTGACTCTTGCCGGTGAACCTGACGGAAAACTCCGCGCAGCAGGTCATTAATATCGTTCTTAATTAACTGATTATTTATCTCATCACTGAATATCTTAATATAGTGAGGACTTATTATGTCTCAGAACTTAGACGCAACCGCAATTAATCAAATCCATGCCCTTATTTCTGCTCAGGGTGTTAATGAAATTATCAGTAAGATTGGTGCCGATGCTGTGGCATTGCCTGAGAATTTCCGCATTCATGATCTGGAAAAATTTAATTTAAATCGCTTCCGTTTCCGTGGTGCGCTTTCCACTGCCAGCATCGATGACTTTACCCGTTATTCTAAAGATCTTGCAGATGAAGGCACCCGCTGCTTTATCGATGCCGATAATATGCGTGCCATCAGTGTGCTTAACCTGGGTACTATTGATGAACCAGGTCACGCAGATAACACCGCCACTCTCAAACTGAAAAAGACAGCACCGTTCTCTGCCCTGCTGTCTGTTAATGGCGAGCGTAACTCCCAGAAGTCACTGGCAGAATGGATTGAAGACTGGGCCGACTATCTTGTGGGCTTTGATGCTAATGGTGACTCTATTAAGGCAACAAAAGCGGCTGCGGCAGTCCGTAAAATCACGATTGAAGCAAACCAGACCGCTGATTTTGAAGATAATGACTTCAGCGGCAAACGCTCTTTGATGGAGTCTGTCGAAGCGAAAACCAAAGACATTATACCAGTAGCATTTGAGTTTAAATGCGTTCCGTTTGAAGGCCTGAAAGAACGTCCGTTTAAATTACGCCTCAGCATTATCACTGGCGATCGTCCTGTACTGGTTCTGCGCATTATTCAGCTGGAAGCAGTGCAGGAAGAAATGGCTAACGAATTTCGTGATCTGCTTGTTGAGAAATTTAAAGACAGCAAAGCAGAAACCTTTATTGGTACTTTCACCGCCTGATTTCATTACTGCAAATGCCCCTGCGGGGGCATTTATGGAAACATAATTGACTCAATAATCGCCTGATGGCGAGGGTTTTCTTTAACCAAAATTCAGCGCGGTGCAGCGCATATAAAGTGGAGAACAAAATGTCATTTATTAAAACTTTTTCCGGGAAGCATTTTTATTATGACAGGATAAATAAAGACGACATCGTGATTAACGATATCGCGGTTTCCCTTTCAAATATCTGTCGCTTTGCAGGACATCTTTCACACTTCTACAGCGTCGCCCAACATGCGGTGCTTTGCAGCCAGCTGGTACCGCAGGAATTTGCTTTTGAAGCGTTAATGCATGATGCAACAGAAGCGTATTGCCAGGACATCCCAGCTCCACTGAAACGCCTTCTTCCTGACTATAAACGGATGGAAGAAAAAATAGACGCCGTAATCCGTGAGAAATACGGGTTACCTCCTGTTATGAGCACGCCTGTGAAATATGCCGATCTCATTATGCTGGCAACCGAACGTCGCGATCTCGGGCTTGATGATGGCTCTTTCTGGCCTGTACTGGAAGGTATCCCGGCGACAGAGATGTTCAAAGTTATTCCACTGTCACCAGGCCATGCCTACGGGATGTTTATGGAACGTTTTAACGAGTTATCGGAGTTACGCAAATGCGCATGAATGTTTTCGAAATGGAAGGGTTTCTTCGCGGGAAATGTGTACCACGAGATCTGAAAGTGAATGAAACAAATGCTGAGTACCTGGTACGTAAATTCGATGCGCTTGAAGCTAAATGTGCGGCACTGGAAAACAAAATAATACCAGTGTCAGCTGAACTGCCGCCAGCAAATGAAAGTGTTCTGTTATTTGATGCTAACGGAGAAGGCTGGCTAATTGGCTGGCGTTCTCTCTGGTACACCTGGGGACAAAAAGAAACCGGAGAATGGCAGTGGACATTTCAGGTCGGGGACCTTGAAAACGTCAATATCACTCACTGGGCAGTAATGCCGAAAGCACCGAAGAATAAAAAATGAGCGTGATAAAAACTCATACAGGAATTGTTATCACCCGAGACGGTCCGCAGGTAAAAAAACTGCACCAGACAAAGCGGATGTGGGTCGTCGGAAAAAACGAGTTTTACCACAAAGAAACCGGACGCCGCCACTTTGCAGAAAATACTCGCCGCCGACTGCTGATCGATACCATCAAGCCTATCGAGGTGAAGCATGTTTAAACAGAACGAAAAATCTATCGCTCAAATTGCTGAGTATATCCCGCGTGCGTGCCGGGATATGCAGTTGCAGGAAGCCAAAGCACGCCTGGAGAAAAAAATTGCGCTCTATATCGATGACGGCTGTGATGCCGCCGTTCTTAACGCGGCGTTCGCGCCAGCTCTTAACAGTCATACGCGAAAGTCTTTTTTTTCGTGCATCGCAGCGCAGATCCGTAAAGGAGGCAACCAGTGAGCAACATTAACTATCAGGTACTGCGTGAAAAGGCAGAGAAAGCAACTAAAGGAAGCTACATCGTAGGGCATACATCTGTTAACCAACACGGCAATTTAACAGGAGTTTTTGTTTGTCAAAAATGGAAAGGAGAACCCGGTGGCGTAATTGCAGAATGTCACGTTAACTGCCTGGTTGAAACAGATGCTCAGGCTTATGCAAACGCTGAATTTATAGCAGATGCTAACCCAGCTACCGTACTGGCGCTACTGGATGAACGGGAAAGAAACCAGCAATACATCAAACGCCGCGACCAGGAGAACGAGGATATTGCGCTTACGGTTGGGAAGCTGAGAGTTGAGCTTGAGGAGACAAAATCAAAACTCAACGAGCAGCGTGAGTATTACGAAGGTGTTATCTCGGATGGGAGTAAGCGTATTGCTGAACTGGAGAAAATCGCCACTGACTATGCACTGAAATTTCAGAAAGCCCAGGACGCATTAAAGTACGCTGTTTTGCTGCGCAAATCAGGGCAGGAAGCACGGGAAATAAAACCAGCCAAAGGCGAAGTTCTTGTCGTTGTATCTGGTTTTACTGGTTGCGGAAAAAGCGCCATCGCCGGGGAAATAGAAATCGCGATGAAGTCTATTGGTGTACCGGTTAAGTGGACTAATGGCGATGCGGAAAAGCGCATGACAGGAGCTGACTGGCTGACAGCGATTGAGATGTACAAACCAACAGTGCGCATCGTGGAAGTTAATGTGCCACGCGCTGCTGGCATTCGCATCAAAGGAGAGTGAGATGACCACTATTACCAATAAGAAACAGTATCCCAGCGAGCAATATCTTAATGAGCTGATCACCAACATAGAGTTTGCTGCAAGGGCACCAGTTGAAGTCGTGAGAGCAATGGCAGCAGAGCTACAGAAGCGGCGCGAAGCTGATAGTGCAGAACCTGTAAGCCAAACTTACAGGTTGCCACAAACGCAGTTTGAACAGGTTGCTGACCTCTACGAAATGCAATTTGATGACGGACGCACTTGCGCCTTTCACACTGATGCACAAAAGGCTGCGCAATGGCTTCAGGCATGCGACGGAAACAGGGTTCAGGAATACGTGAAACTGGAGCGACTGCAGAACGCGCTATCGGACAACTATCCGGTAACTCCGGATGGTTGGATAAGCTGTAGTGATCGAATGCCGGACGACAGGCAGGAGGTGAATCAATGAGCTGGCCTGATGCAATCGTAACTCTGGGGGTGGTATTCGCAGCAGCGTTTGTTGTGTTCTCGATTTGTCGATGGGGATAACCACATGTTCGCTTTGATTCAACGCGGTCAGATATACACGGACAGAGCTGGATACCCCGTGGTGATTACTCGCATCACTGAGCACTCAGTGTTCTTTCGACGGATGGATGGGCGAACACAGTCAGTAAAAATAAACGATTTCAATGAACTGTTTGAACGGATTGATCACCAGGAATACCGACAAATTCTGGCAGAAACAGAGCAGGAAGCTCATCTGAAAAAATTACGGGCCATGAAAAGGAAGTAAACAATGAATAAAGCATTTGAACAATGGGTCCACCAGCGTTACGGCAATCGCTATGACCTGACACGAGATGTTGACGGTTTCTACTGTCGTGAAATTGTGAAACGAATGTTTGAAGTGTGGTGCCACTGCCGTGGGCTGAGTGTTGTGTGAGGTAATGCATGGGCAATGTGATTCAACTGGCTCCCAATGAATGGGTTTGTGAAAGCGTTCTAATCGCAATTACCGGGCTCAAACCAGGCACAATTCTTCGGGCCCGGAAAGAATGCTGGATGGTTGGAAGAGAGTATATTCACGTATCACCAGACGGTAATCCAAAGCCTTCCAGTGAATGTATGTATAACAGAAAAGCAATAGATGCCTGGGTCGCTTCAATGAAAAACAAACAACCTGGGTGATTTAATGCCATGAAGTATGTAAGCTCGTATCGCTCTTGGGCGTCTGGAGGTATCAATGGATAAAGTCAAATATCCAACAGGCGTCGAAAACCACGGCGGCACATTACGCATCTGGTTTAATTTTAAAGGTAAACGTGTCAGGGAAAATCTTGGTGTCCCTGACACTGCCAAGAACAGGAAGATCGCCGGGGAACTGCGGACATCGGTATGTTTTGCCATCCGCACAGGAAGCTTTGATTATGCTGCACAGTTCCCTGACTCCCCCAACCTTCAGGCTTTTGGGGTAAGTAAAAAAGAAATTACGGTGAAGGAACTTGAAGAAAAGTGGCTGGATCTGAAACGAATGGAAATCTCTGCAAATGCATTCAATCGCTATGAATCCGTTGCAAGAACGATGGTTTCGAAAATTGGAGGCAGTAGACTGGTGTCATCGGTAACCAAAGAGGAATTGCTGTATATCAGGAAAGATTTGCTAACCGGGTATCAGAATTCAACGAAAAACAAAGCAGCAGCAAAAGGACGGAGCGTCGTTACTGTAAATTATTACATGACGACAATCGCTGGAATGTTTCAGTTTGCTGCAGATCACGGTTACTTAGAAGCAAATCCCTTCCAGGGAATTAAGCCTCTTAAAAGAGCCAGGGCAGAGCCAGATCCGCTAACTCGTGACGAATTTATTCGCCTGATAGATGCTTGCCGACATCAGCAGACGAAAAACCTGTGGTCATTGGCTGTGTACACAGGAATGCGTCACGGTGAACTGGTCTCCCTGGCCTGGGAAGATATCGATCTGAAGGCAGGAACAATTACCATCAGGCGCAATTATACGAAACTTGGTGAGTTCACTCTACCGAAAACTGAAGCAAGCACAAACAGGGTTGTGCACCTTATCCAGCCCGCTATCAGTGTCCTGAAAAATCAGGCTGAAATGACAAGACTGGGTAAGCAGTACAACATCAAGGTGCAACTACGTGAATATGGACGTTCAGTGAACCATGAATGTACTTTCGTGTTTAACCCTCAAGTGGTTAGAAAAAGCGAACAGGTAGGTTTTGTCTACAAAGTCGATTCTGTAGGTGACTCATGGGAAACAGCCATTAAGCGTGCAGGGATCAGGCATCGAAAGGCATACCAGTCACGACACACTTATGCGTGCTGGTCATTATCTGCCGGAGCAAACCCAAGCTTCATTGCCAGCCAGATGGGCCATGCAAGTGCCCAGATGGTATTCAATGTATACGGAGCATGGATGACTGACAGCAATGCAGAACAGATCGCAATGCTGAATCAGAAGCTGACAGATTATGTCCCAATGATGCCCCATAGTCACCAAAGTGACACCAGAGGCTTATTAAAATCAGTAAGTTAA